ACTCAGGGTACGCTGGGAACTCAAGGAACTCAGGGTGTTCAAGGCACGCAGGGCACAACAGGGATTCAAGGTCTAACGGGTACTCAAGGAACCTTAGGAACTCAAGGAACAACAGGCGCTTTACCTACTTATACATTTAACGCACGCGTTGCGTCATATACGCTGGTACTTGGAGATGTAAACCAAATTGTAACTATGTCCGTTGGCTCTGCAAATAATTTAACAGTTCCATCGGGTGTATTTTCTACAGGTCAAGTTGTATACATACAACAAATTGGAGCAGGACAAACAACGGTTGTAGCAAGCGGTGTAACTATTACAAGTACACCGGGATTAAAATTGCGCGCTCAATACAGTTTTGCCTCTTTGATTTGCACAGGCACTAATACATTTACTTTAACGGGCGATTTGTCTGCATAATGACTCTAGCAACTGGAGTAGGGGCTTCTGCTACAAAAAGCGTACCAAACGCTCCAACAATAGGCACAGCAACAGGCGGAAATGCTAGTGCTACGGTCACATATACCGCACCTTCATATGATGGCAAATTACCAATTACAACTTTTACGGCAACATCAAGCCCTGGTTCATTAACAGGCACAGGTTCTTCACCAATAACAGTATCAGGATTAACAAATAACACTGGATATACATTTACGGTAACAGCAACAAATGCGGTGGGAACTTCTGCGCCTTCTGCCGCTTCTAATTCAGTGACTCCCGTACAACCTGCTTTAACATCTGTTGATTATCTTGTAGTCGCAGGGGGAGGCGGAGGAGGAAATGGCGAGGGTACTGGTTCAGATGTGATTGCAGGAGGAGGTGCGGGCGCGGGAGGTTATCGTGCAAGTTCTCTTGCTATTTCTGTAGGTACTGCATATACAGTGACAATAGGTGCAGGTGGCGCATCTGGTGTTAATGGTAGTAATTCAATATTTAGTTCTATTACATCTACAGGGGGTGGCAGAGGTGGACTACGCACTTTGTATGATGGAGCAACTGGAGGCTCAGGAGGAGGAGGAACACGAGAGGCTTCTAATATTGGAAATGGGGGAAATGGAACGTCAGGCCAAGGAAATGTCGGAGGAAATGCAGATTCATTTGCCGCCGGCGGAGGGGGAGGAGCAAGCGCGGTTGGGGGAAACGCTGATTATTTTGGAACTTATCCAAGCGGGGGAGGAAATGGCGGCGCAGGAACATCATCTTCAATAAATGGAACTGCAACGACAAGAGCGGGTGGAGGCGGGGGTACTCTGCGAGATTCCCTCTCAAGGGAAAGAAATGCAGGCGCAGGGGGTTCAGGAGGGGGAGGCGCAGGTGTTAATTGGCAAGGCGGGGGGCAACCAACGGGTACTGGTACTGCGGGTACTGTAAACACGGGTGGAGGGGGCGGGGGAGGAACTTACGCCGCAAATACAGGGGGAGCAGGGGGTTCAGGCATAGTTATTATTGCCTACGCTGATACTTTCCCTGCGGCAACAGTTTCAGGTGGATTAACTTTTACGCAACCTACAAGAAGTGGATTTAGAGTTTATCAAATTACGGCGGGAACAGGCACGGTGACTTTTAACTAATGGCACATTACGCATTTTTAGATGAAAACAACATAGTGACTGAAGTTATTGCTGGCATAGATGAAACTGAACTAATAGATGGTTTAGACACCGAAACTTGGTATGGTAATTTCAGAGGGCAAGTTTGCAAGCGCACCTCATACTGGACTAGCGGCGGCGTTCATTATGGCGATGATGGTAGCCCTGCATTTCGCAAGAATTATGCTGGCATTGGATATAATTTTGATGGCATTGGTTTCTTTGCGCCACAACCTTATCCTTCTTGGATTCTTGACTCAGAAACTTATTGGTGGATACCTCCAGTTCCATATCCAAATGACGGAAAAGATTATGTTTGGGATGAAACAACACTTAGTTGGGTAGAAGTTTAACCATAATCTAAAACTTAGTAAAGATTAACGAACCCACATCATTCCTACATCTGCAGTGGGGCGTAATCCTGCCTTTTGCCAACCGCTTTCTATCCACTCATCAGATGTTTCTTGATGCCATATAAGCATCTGATTTGTATTATTTTCTTGCAATAAAAACCAATCTTCCGGTTGTTCTAGGTGATTTACAATGTATTGCAGAGCAATTTGCCTGTATCCAAGAGCATATAAATAATCCATTTGTGCCTCATGCTCTGCCATAGTTTCAAATGTCCATTCCATAGCAAGGGTGTTGTACTTGCGTGTCATGCCGCGTAATACATGCCACTCTGCTCCCTCCACATCAATCTTTATTAAATCGGGTGGCCCAAATTTTTCAGCAAGGGTATCTAGGGTAATAGTTGTTGCTTTTATGGTGCGATATTCTTTGCCACAATAAGGCATCGTTTCATTGGTAAGCCAATCTTTATTCAAAGTGCTTAGTCCATCCTCTACACATTCATAAAACTCAACAAGTTGATAATCTGTATCACTTATTGCATAACGCAAAGGAGTTACACGAGGATTGTAAATAAAGTTTTTTATTAACTGCCCAAATACACGAGGTGCAGGCTCAACAGCAATAACATCATAGCCTTGTTGTAATGCAACTAATGTTGCATCCCCACGATTAGCGCCAATATCAAAGAACAGCACTTAGCCTCCCTAAATTTTCTTCTATAGCCTTTTGGTAATCAATTGGTAACTCCATTTGGCTTAATCTTATAAGCATTTCTTTACTCTCTTGTGGGCGACCCACCCAATAAGCGCTAATGGCTTTTTGGAACTCTAAACAATAACGCCCCGCATACATAACATCTACAGGTAACTCAGGCAGAGTTTCTGTACGCAATCCCATCTCAGCCCATGTATAAGCCTCTTGCCATTGTTGTGCTTTCTCATAAAAACGCGACAAAAGAAAATAACCCTCAGGGCGATAAGGCAAATATGACACAGCCTGTAACAAACAATTGCTTACGGTCCAGGCTCTATCTTTTTGGTCCTCAAAACAATGGGCTAACTTGCATAGGCTTGCATAAACCAAGGATGGGTTTTTGTCATAACCGTATTCTGCAGTTCGTAGGTAGAAAGACACGGCAGAAGCGCTTTGATGTAATTCTTCATATTTAACAGCAACTTTAAAATTAAGTTCAGGGCTAAAAGGCTTGTGTGATAATTCAATAATCAAATCTTCAATGTTCATAAACCAAAGCCTCCAATATTAAATCTTCCAGGACAAATTGTGGAACCTGTAAAATGAACGCCGCGTTATCTTGGAAACCAAAACTAACTAATAAATCATCACCCAAACGCGCCGCTCCTACACAGAACTCTACACGGGCATCAAGGAAACTAAAAGATTTACTTAGTCCAATAAAATTCATTTCTTTATCAAAGACTACAACGCGATGTTTATAGATAGCATCTTTTTGTTTTAAGTAATTTTTAAACAAATTAACCTCATGCGTTATAGATATGTAGACATTACCCCAAGGGATTACCTGACTAGAACCACGCTGGTCGGCAGGAGCGGCAGGTGTATGGCGCAAAAACACTTGTTCACATGTGCCCTCTTTTGGGTCTGCATAAACTACTTCAGTAGGCATGGTCCATTTAACAAAGTGAAATGGCTTATCAATAATAGGAACCCAATTCTTTTCACAGTAAGAACTATCAGGCGCAGGAGCAGGAATACGCACACGGCTTACCTCTTTAGCACTCCATGCGTCTTTATCTAGTTCAATCTTGGAATACTCCATGCGCCCTTGTCCATTGGAAGTAGTATCGCGCCGCACTCCTACTAAGTAATAATCCCGTTCCCATTGCACAACGCGGCAATCTTCCTCTCCAACAAACTCCCATATAGGCTCTACATCAAATTCTGATGTGTCTACCTTGGTGTAATCAGTCATAACCAAATCTTTATTTACCCTACAAAGATAATTGGTTGTAATCAATCGCCTATCTTTTTCAGGGTGCAGATATGACAAAGGACCCCAACGGCTAGGAAATCGTTGGGTGTTTTCTGCATGGTAAAGCGTGTAATTAACATGGCGAAGATTTACCAATATGTCGCCATCATCATCTATAAAAATAGAAGGGTTCATAAGCCCTGTACCACTGGTCAAACCATGACTAATAACTAAGGGCGCTAATTTGCCCCCACCTAAAACTGCCTTCTGCACTAGATTCATGGCTTCACCTTATCACTGCAAAGAAGCGCAAAAATGGCTATCATTACAACACGCCCGATTCGCAAGGGGCAACAAAGGGAGATACACATGGGTCTGCGTGACCGTATCGCAAGAGTAATAGCAACAAGTGATGTAGAAAAATCGCCACGATTACCTGCGGGTTCAGTGGCAATGACGGAATCAGAAATGCGTAATCAGGCAGAAGCACTGACTATGCGCCAAACATACGGTAACTCTGTAGCCCTACCACGCGCACCATTTAGCGCCACTGTTCCTTTTGGTCCTGGTCTACCGATTACTCCAGGCGCAATCAATCCCCTGCAAGACAATGGGCGACCACAACCAAGGCGCTATGAATATCAAGTAGCGCAAAACATAAATGTAACTGAAACACGCCTTGTACCTTTTAAGACATTACGAGCCGCCGCAGACTCTATTGACATTCTCCGTAGATGTATAGAAGTAACTAAGAACAAATTAAACGGTCTTGATTGGGATATTGTTTTAGGCAACGATGCTTCAGAAAAGATTGTTGCAGAATCAGGCGGCGACCATGTACGCGCTATGGCTCGCGCGCGCGAGAAATACACAGAGGAAATAACACGCGTTCGTGAATTTTGGGAATCACCCGATAAAGCAAACGGATTGATTTGGAATGATTGGCTAAATATTGCTCTTGAGGACATTCTTGTAATTGATGCTTGGGCTGTATACCCACAACCAACAGTAGGCGGCGACTTATATGGATTTCAAATACTAGACGGCTCAACCATCAAACCTTTGATTGATGACCGTGGCATGCGCCCAATGCCACCAAACGCGGCGTTCCAACAGATACTTTATGGTTTCCCTCGTTCAGAATTTAGCGCAACAGATGAGGACCCAAAGGCAGACGGCGAATTTACGAGCGACCAACTTGCTTACATGGTCCGTAACCGTAGAAGCATTAGCGTTTATGGATATAGCCCCGTTGAGCGCGCCCTACCATTAGCGGATATTTACTTGCGCCGCCAACAATGGTTAAGAGCCGAATACACAGATGGTGTATTACCTGAATTGATGTTCACAACTGATGAGGATTGGGGCAATAATCCTGACTTACTTAGAGCCTATGAAAACATATTAAATGATGATTTAGCAGGGCAAACAGAACAGCGTAAGCGCGCAAGATTACTTCCAAAGGGTCTAACACCTGTAGTTAATGATGGTTATGGAGAAAAGTTTAAAGATACACTTGATGATTATTTGATTACATCTATTTGTGGTCACTTTGGCGTACAACCTGCGGAAATTGGTTTTGCACCTAAGGGCGGATTGGGCGGAAAAGGCTTTGAAGAAGGGCGCGCTGAAACCGCAGAAGCGATAGGCGTTGCTCCACTAGCCTCATGGATTAGCAAGATGGTTTCTAATCTTTGTTACACATACCTAGCCATGCCGCGTGAACTTGAGTTCCGCCTCATGACTAGCAAGCGCATGGACAATGAATCCGCAGCGCGGAAGGCGGATATTGAAATAAAGGGCGCAGGTAAAACAATTAATGAACGCCGCTCTGAACTAGGTCTGCCTCTCCTAGATACACCGCAAGCAGATATGCCAATGCTTGTAACTGGTTCTGACATCTTTTTGTTCTCACCTCAAGGAATTATTAACGCTAAGGAAGTAACCTCAGCGCCAACATTGGAAGGTCCTAATGCCACACCGACCACACCCACTACTCCTAATACAAGCAATGAACAGCCTGAAGAAATCTTCCCTGAAGAAGCGTCAGAAGTGGAAGAAGAAGTTGATGCAGAAACTAGGGCTGAAGTAAAATCATTTATGAAATGGGTGGCTAAAGGAAAACGCGCAAGACTATTTGAGTTCAAGAGCCTAGACCCTATTGTTGGTGAAGCGCTTAACCGTTGTGCATTTGACGGTGATTTAGATACCGCTAAGGCGCTTGCAAAAGCGTATTTAACATGACTTGGGAGCGCGCATTAGAGGCAGATGCGCGTTTAGCGGCTAGAAACGCATTACTGATTAGAGCCGCCTTACGCCAACAATTTGACGCAGAGCGCGCATTTGAGGGCTACGCAAGAACAATGCCTGACACAAATTTATCCCTACCTCAACAACGCTTGCGTGCAAGAGCGTGGGCAATTGTAAATATTCGCCCAAATCTTGAGCCACTTAAAGAAGTATTAGCAAGAATATGGGCACAGGGTTACGCACTTGGAGATACTGCCGCAAGAGAAGCATTACTGGAAGCGAAAGAAGCGCAAAAAGCAGAGGCACAAGGAATTGTTGATTGGTCTAAATGGAAACCGGGTGACGCTGTAGCGGCTTTATTACTAAAACCACCTCGCGCTTTTCAAGAATTATTCCAATCGCAAGGCATAACATTTAAAGGGTTTTCAGATACGACTTTAACCGAAATTGGAAATGCTCTAGGCGAGGCTATACATCTTGGATTAGATGCCAAACAATCTGCAAAACTTATTGCTAATCATGTGGCAAGTCCTGCTCGCGCTTTAAGTATTGCAATCACAGAACAAAATCGTGCTATATCTCAAGCAACTGTAAACCGATACAAAGATGCAGGATTGCAACAACATGAATGGTTAGTATTTGACCCTTGTGTAACTTGTGCCAAAAACGCAAATATAAAAGAAAACATAGGCGCACCGTTTCCTTCAGGAGATATACAACCACCTGCACACCCTAACTGCCGATGTGCTTTGGCTCCTGTAATTCCAGGATTTAATGAGGAAATGCCTGGTGTTGGCAGCACAGCGGTATCACCAACTATTCCAACAGTTTCAACACCTGCGCCAAATCCAACAACTCAAATCACAGAACAAATTAACGCCGCACGAACTCCCAATTTTGTGCAAGGCGCATGGACCATTATGGGCAAAGAAGAATTATTTGAAGAAACAGTAGACCGTATTCATGCACTTAATCCAAGGTTTACAAGGGAAAAAATTGAAGATTATGTAAAATTTGGTAAATTAAATTCTACGGATAGAAATATATTAAAGAACGGCAAAGTCTATGTAAATGGTCCTGTGTCGGTACGGTTCTATGCAAGCGGCGCAAAAATTCCAGAAAACAAACGAAAAGAATTTTTAGAATTGGTAGAACGCTTACAATTAACAAATCCCAAAACCAAATTAAACATTAACATTGGAAGCACAAGCAAGAGAAAATATGGGTGGGCTGAACTAGGTGGAACACAAATGTGGCTTACTCCTGAAACGGTTTTGACAGACACGCTAAAAGTTACAAGACAAGAAGGCAATTTCAAAATGCCAGTGCTAAAAACCAATGCTCAGAGAGATTACACATTAACGCACGAATGGGGTCATTCGATTGATGTAACCCCAGACGGTAGAATTGGAGTAGGACAGGCGGCAGAAACAAGTTTGACGCTAAAAAGATTGAAAAAAGAATACCCCGATGAGTTTACCTCTGAATACTCAGGCAAAAATCTTAAAGAATTTTATGCTGAAATGTTCACCGAATGGTATCTTTCAGGCGGGCAGACAGAAAACAGGTTGGTTCAAGCATTGGCAAAGGAGTTTGGATGGAAGGCATAGAACAAAACTGCGACCCAAATGATACAAATTGGGCACAAGTGCCATTAATTATATTGGCAGAAGCAGCGGAAGAAGGTATAGAAAACGCTAAAAAAGAATTACAGCAACGGCAATTAGAATTGGCTCGCGCGTTGAACGACTTTGAAAACGACAAAATTGATACAGTTACACCAAAGTTTTCTGTAATAGAAGATGAGGATTAAATGGCTGATGGTTTTGTACCCCCACAATCAGTACGCAACAATGCCAAACGCGGATTAGCACTACGCGAAAAGCATGGGCGGGGTGGTACGGCTGTTGGAGTGGCTCGCGCGCGTGACCTTTCAAACGGAAAAGCATTATCATTATCAACAGTCAATCGTATGGTTTCTTATTTTGCTCGCCACGAAGTAGATAAGAAAGGCGAAGGTTGGGGCGTTGATTCTGCGGGGTATATCGCATGGCTCTTATGGGGCGGCGATGCAGGAAAATCATGGGCTAACTCAATCGCTAAACGAGAAAAGAAAAAGGACAAAGCAGCAATGACTAATCTAACAACGGCTTATTTCAACATTATAAAGGCAGACAAAAATGCCGATGGCACGCTATTGGTGTATGGCAAGGCAACCGATGATTCATTAGACATTGACCAGCAAATTTGTGACCCTGTTTGGCTAGACAATGCAATGCCTGAGTGGTTTAAGACAGGCGGCAATATTCGTGAGCAACACAGTAATATTGCGGCGGGAGTTGCTAAAGAATACGAAAAACGCGCAGACGGACATTACATACACGCTCTTGTTGTAGACCCTATATCAGTAAAAAAGGTAGACACAGGCGTATTAAAAGGATTCAGTATTGGGATAAAAAACCCAAGAGTAGTGCGTGACCAAAAAGCGGCTAACGGGCGCATTGTTGATGGCAAAATTGTTGAGGTTAGTCTTGTGGACCGCCCCGCTAATCCTAATTGCCAGTTGGTTCTAGCAAAGTCGGCAGATGGCGAAAGCACAATGTCACGCGTAGAAGAACTAATTGAGAAGGAAGATAAAAAGCCAAATTACGAAAATGTATTACAGGGTGGCGGTAGGTCGGAGCCTTCAGATAAAGAATTATACAACCGCGTTAAACGCGAGGCTAAAGAAAAGTTTGATGTTTACCCTTCTGCCTACGCTAATGCTTGGGTAGTGCGCGAATATAAGAAGCGCGGGGGTAAATACAAAAAGAAAACAAACAAGGCAGTAGATGCCCTAGAATTACCTGACATAACTGAAAGGGAAGCCATGCTTGTATTAGCCGATGAGGTCATAGAACTCTCTAAGGCTTATGCAGATGGTGACTTATTAAAGTTCGATAAACAAACCTACGATTCTGCAAGACAGGCGTTGGCTCAACTTATCGCCATAGAAGCAGAAGAAATGGGTGAAGGAAGTAATGAAGAATCCTCACTCACTCACCTAATAGCCGCAGTTCATCACCTTTTTGCATGGTATGCAGGTGAGGAATCAGAAGGAGAAATTATGGAAGAAAAAGAAATAAATCTTGCCGCGCACAAAGATGAAGCGGAAGATAAAAAAGAAACACCTGCAAAAAAGAAAGCCATGATGACTCCAAAAAAAGGTGAGTCCAAAATGGATTTCAAAGCACGCTGTAAAGAAGCGGGCATGAGTTCAAAAGAAGCAGATGATTGTTTTGATAAGTACATGGGAGCAGAAGCAGACAAGCCTGTAGAGGCAAAAAAGTCTGAAGAAATTTCCAAGTGCCTTGAGTGTGGTTGCAATCAACCAGGCGAAACCCATGGTCTAACAACTACCAACGATTACGCAAATGTTTCAAAGCCATCACATGTAACAACGGCTGAAATGTACACTCCCGATGAAACACCTAAATCTGCAGAAGCAGATGAGGTAGATGAAGCCGCTCCTGCAGATACAGATGTACCGGCAGAAGAAGATGTAAAAGAAGAAGTTTCTACTGATGAAAAATTAGTAGATGTAGAAGCCATAGTAGAGGAAGCAATCAAGAGCGCAACTAAGTCCATAAAAACAGATATTGCAGAACTTTTGTCGGCAAAAGAGGCGGCAGAGTCAAAGGCAAGTCGTTTGGAAACTGAGTTGGCTGAGGCTAAATCTCTCGCATTGGCTGGTGGCCCAAAGCGCACTGCAAAACCAGTAAGCGAAACCAGCAATGATTTGCTGACAAAAGCCGCCGCATATAACGCGAAAGCACAAGCAACAACCGACCCAACACTTGCAAAAGGTTATTCAGCATTAGCAAAGGAATTCCTTGCTAAAGCAAATACCGAAAGCAAGTAAACCAAACAACGAAAGGAAATCCAATAATGGCTGAAATGCCACGCGCTACCGACCTATTTGGCGATGTTTCGCCTGTAGAAGCCGCACAGCGTCATGAAGAATATCTTGCATCACTAGATAAGTCACTTGGAAATGCAAGCACCGTTCCTGGTCTTGCACCTAAGGCTGACCCTATGTCTGCAATGGAAGCACTTGCATCAAACAAATCACTTTCCCCTGATGCCATGGCTGGCCTTCAGAACGCTCTTGCCGCACAAAGAATTGCGATGCAAGATGTTCAGAAGCAAATTACCCTTACAAGCCCGCTATCAACATCATTCGCGGCGTTTGATTTGGAAGCACCTGCAAAGATGCTTACTCCACGCCCAACCCCACTCCGTAACCGAATCCCTCGTAAAAAGGGCGTTGGTACTTCACACCGTGTAAAGAGAATCCTCGGATACACAGGTACAGGTACAGGCGGAGTCGGAAACACATGGCCTGGAATCACCGAAAGCACAACAAACACATTTGGCTCACTTACATTAGAGCGTGGACCAATGATTTCTTATGCGGCAGATGATTTAGTATTGCCATACAACTCATACTCACTATCTGACAGTGTATCTTTTGATGCGAACTTCTCAGGTTTGGGTTATCAGGACCTACGGCAACTATCTTCAACATCAACACTTTATGCAACAATGTTGATGGAAGAAAGAATGATGCTATTCGCAAGAGGAACTGCCTCAGGATACTCAGGCGCACTTGCTGCACCAGTAATTGCTTCTGCAACCGCTACCGCAACTACATCAGGTCAAACAGCATTACCAAATGGACAGTTCATTATTTTTGTAACTGCTGACGCTGGTATTTCTGCAAACGGCTTTGGTGAGTCAATTGTTTCAGCGCAAGCCGCAGAAACAACTTCAGGAAGTAATAAAACTATTGTAGTAACTTTAACTGCACCTGTTGTTGGCGCACTTGGTTACAACCTTTATGTTAGGTCAGGTGCGCAAGCAACTGCTACATACCAGGGAACATTCCAGGGCTTAACAGCAACACTTCAAGGTGGTACTGCTCCTAACTCAGGTAACTTAATCACCTACACAACAAACGGTGCTTTGGTTACTCGCGCAGCCGCAGATACTTCTGCTTATGCAACTGGTTATGACGGAATCCTTCCAACTGTTCTTAACCCTGCAATTTCAGGTGCAATCAATGCAGTAAACAGCACATTCAGCACTGCTAACCCAGGCGTTGAATATCAGAATGTTTTTGCAACGATGTATCAGAATGTCAAGGCTGACCCTGACCTAGTTCTTCTCAATGGTAATGACCGTAAGCAACTCTCTGATGCAATCAAGAGTGGCTCAACCGCTAACTACCGTTTGACAATTCAAGAGCCAGGAAAAGACGGCGTTACATACGGTTCTATCGTAACTGGACTACAGAATGAAGTAACAGGAAAAGCAGTGGACCTCATGGTTCACCCATGGCTAAACCAGGGTGTTTCGCCTGTTCTTTCTTTCACTTTGCCAATTCCTGATACTGAGGTATCAGATGTTTGGGCAAACTTTATGGTTCAGGATTACATGGGAATTCAGTGGCCAGTCGTACAGTTCTCATACGACTTCTCCACATACTTCCGTGGAACCTTCTTCTGCACCGCTCCTGCTTGGAACGGCGTAGTTTCAGGAATCATTCCTGCATAACAAGTAAATAAGTTGGAGAGGGCGCGGCATATTTGAAAAGTCGCGCTCTCTCTTTCTAAGGAGGCAGATTATGGGCAGATTTGTAGCACCGGATAAAGGCGTAAAAGAAACTGTAATTGGCAATAAAACTTACAGTACGGATAAAGGCGGTCTTTATAATGTTGAAAATAAAAGACATGCTGAGGCACTCAAGCGTGAGGGATATTTTGAAGCATCACTAAATCCTTATGCTCAAGGCGACAAACAAAGAGGATTTAATTGCGTACAATGTGGTTTTGTTGGTTGGTTCCGCAAATGTGGGCGTTGTGGGCATGAAGCAACTGACACACCGCGAGATGGGGAATAGCAATGACAGTGGGCGTAACGGCACAAACAGGTTTTAACGAGCAACCTTATATCACGGTAGCCGAATTTAAAAATGCCCCAACATCCCTTGATTACGATAATTTAGTTGTAGGCGGTAATCAAAATGCACAAGATGCAGAACTTGCTCGCGTTATTTTGCGCGCTACTTCATATTTAAACGGGTACTTAAACCAAGATTTACATGCTGGTCCTGTAATCGAAACACAGCGCGTGCGCATGAGTGGCGATGGTTTTATTTACTTACACCCTATTAAAAATCCTATTATTTCTTTATCTGCTTTTCAGTACGGCAGTAGCCCGAATAACTTACAAACTTTGAATGACCCTTCGCAATGCTGGTTTGAATCACAACAAATAGTTATTCCATTAAGCCAAATTAATACTACTTATACAAGTTCAGGACCGCTTGCTTTTGGTTCTTATGGACCACGCATACGGTTATTTACTAAGTACACATATATTGCAGGTTATGTAAACACAACTTGCACAGGGTCTTTAAACGCTTCTACATTAACAGTGGCAAATGTATCAGGAATTTTGCCAAGCGAAACTTACAGAATTATTGATGGTGCTTTTTCGGAATCTGTAACAGTTGATAATAGTTATGTTTATGGTTCAACAACCATTCCATTAACCGCTCCTCTAGCATTTGCACACACGGGCGCAGGCTTTAGCAACATGCCATTTGCAATAAAGCAAGCCACAATTCTCATGACCAGCGCTTTCGTAAAACAGCGTGGCGATGCTTCTATGACCATGAATTTAACTACACAGCCAACAGTCAATATTGGCAACAATCAACGCTATGCAGGAGAAATTGCTTTGGCGCT